GTAGAATTGAAGGTCGGCGATTCAGTTTCCATCGACAGCGGGCGGGTCATCATGACGCTACGAAAGCAGCATGGTCATATACGCCTGCATTTTTCGGCGGAGCCCGCTGTCAGAATTGAGCCGCTCAGAGAGCGGGCAGCGCTTTTGGACTTCACACCGGTCAAAAGCGTGATATAGTAAGCGTTGCACGTCCGCACAGCCGAAAGGCGGCGCGGAATGGTGGTCGCAAGGATTGCGGCCTTGGTTGAAGCTAACTGAGGAGCACTCCATGAAGACCATCGTTGGTCTGAACGACCCGAAAGCGGTCAAGAAGTTTTCTGCTTTCCTCGCCGTTGACGTCGGACGCAAATCCTACTTCAGCAAGAAGTTCATGGGCCGCGGCGAGGAAGCACAGACGCCGATCCAGATGCTCACGCACCTGGAAAACGATGCCGGCGAGCAGATCACCTACGACCTGGTGATGCAATTGAAGATGGTCCCGGTTGATTTCAGCCGCCTCGCTGCGTAAGCAGCGTTGAAAGAAGTGGGTGAATTGCTGGGAAGTCCTAAAGACTCGAACGCTGAAACGGAGCCCGAAAGGGTAGACGGAAGAGCCTGAAAAGGTCGAGTATTCTGTTGCAACTGTAAACGGACATCAGTAAAATGATGTTAAGTTACAGGAGGCAGCCGGAATGGACAATCAGCAACCAAGCTTGTTCGTGGGCAAGAAGAAAGTTTGTAGGGTCTGTGAGCGGAGAATGGAAATCTCCTGCTTCAAGATGTACGTAAACAGACAGAAGACTTACCGCAAAAATATCTGCGTTGATTGCGAGAAAGAGTGGTTTCGAGAGCATTACCAGAAAAATCTCGAAGCCAATCGACTTGCGAGCAAAGCAAGCGCGAAGCGATTTCGTGAAAAGGATCGCGTTGCTTACAACGCGCGGAACTGTCGATACAAAGCTCTATATCGTGAGCGAGATCGGCGGTTGATTTACGAGGCGTATGGAAACAAGTGCGCTTGCTGCGGTGAGAAGAACCCGGGCTTCTTCACGGTGGACCACGTCAATAATGATGGTCACTCCGATAGGAAGAGCGGCGCCTACACGAATGGATCACAATTTTATCGCCACATCGTCGCGAAGAACTTCCCCAAGAATTACCAACTCCTGTGCTTCAACTGCAACTTGGGAAAGGCTCGCAATGGCGGTATATGCCCGCATCAGGAAGGTTCAGAGACTATCCGGAAACGGAGTAGGGCCAAGCGGCCCGAAGTGCCCACCACCCCCAAAAAAACGGGGGTGATGATATAGCCCTATCTGCGCAGAAATGCGCAGCAGTTGACTGTTCGAGCGTAGGTCAACGGGGCGGGAATTGCGATCCCGCTTGAAAGTAATGTGAAGGTGACAACACGCTCAGAGGCAAAGAAGAAGATCTGAAATTTTTCACGGATTCGGTCTACATCGACCAGCTCCGTGGCGGTGTCAACACCGGCGGGCGCATGACCCGCAAGCGCACCATCCACGACCTGCGCAAGATCGCGCGGGTGCGGCAGTCGGAGTGGTGGGCGCGCGTTTTCGATGAGCTGTTCTTCATGTATCTCTCGGGCGCCCGAGGCGTGAACAGCGACTACATCTACCCCACCAACTTCGCTGGCTTTGCCACGAACGCCTTCGTCGCTCCGGATGCGCAGCACATCCTGTACGGGGGCGCTGCGACCTCGAAAGCCACCCTCGTTGTCGGCGACAAGATGAACCTGACGCTTGTCGAGCGGGCGCAGACCAAGGCCGAGACCTTGGGCGGCGGCACCGCGGGTATCCCGGCAATCGAGGCGTGCGAGATCGACGGCGAGCCGCATTACGTCATCTGCATGTCCCCCTGGCAGGCGTTCGACATGCGCACGAACACCAGCACGGGACAGTGGATCGACGTGCAGAAGGCGGCGGCGGGCGCGGAAGGGCGCAATAACCCGATGTTCAAGGGCGCGATGGGGATGTACAGCAACACGATTCTCCAGTCGCACAAGGGCGTCATTCGCTTCACGGACTACGGTGCCGGCGCCAACGTCGCGGCAGCTCGGGCGCTGTTCCTGGGCCGTCAGGCGGGTGTCTGCGCCTTCGGTAGCCCCGGCACGGGTCTGCGCTTCGGGTGGACGGAGGAAACCGAGGACCGTGGCAACCAAGCGGTCATCACCACCGACACCATCGTGGGCATCAAGAAGACGGCGTTCACGATCGAGGGCACCAGTCGGGACTTCGGGGTGATCGCGCTGGATACCGCAGCGGCCGACCCGAACCCGTAAGCACCGCCGGGTAGCGAAACAGGGGCCGGAAGGATTCTGGCCCTACCTTTTTTTCAATAGCTTCAAGGAGAGAAACATGAATTTTCAATCGGATTACGCGAAGAAGATGCGGCAAATGCCCATCGCCGGCGGGTCGGAGATTGTCTCCGTCCGCTGCGTGGTGACGTTGCCGGCCACCCACGCCCTGAACGACATCATCGAGTTCGGGGAGTTGCCCGAGGACCACGTTCCTGTGGACTTCGTGCTGGATTCCGTTGCGTTGGGAGCCTCCGCGATGGTGCTTGCGGTGGGTCTGCTGAACGCGGGCAAGACGGACCTGAGCGCGGGCGCGGACGACGGCGGTGCATCGTGGCTTACGGGCTCGACCATCGGGGTGGCTGGCGGCGTCGCGCGCCCCACGGTGCGGGCGATGTGGGCGACGAACCCGCTGCCGGCGACCAAGCGCATGCTCGGGGCGAAGATCACCACCGGCGCGGTGACGCCGAACGCTGGCGACATTGCGTTGACCATCAAGTACCGCGCAGCCCACTTCGGCCGCTAAGGAGCGGCTTTCGCAGGTGTAGCAAAAAAGGGCGGCTTCGGCCGCTCTTTTGTTTCTTTTCATAACCACGGAGAAAACCATGCTTATTGTGAGCAAGCTGTTTCGGGTCGGCGGCACGCGCGTCGAGCTCGGGAAGGGCAAAGACGCCCGGCGCTACCATTTCAGGCCGACTGACCGCAATGCCAAGCTCGACGATGCCGAAGTCGAGCACGTTTGCGACATCGACAACGCCGAGGATATCGGCACGCTGCTCGCGATCAAGGAGGGTTACGAAGTGCACGCCTCCGAGATCAACAAGAAGGCGGCGAAGACGGCGGTAGCGGTTGCGGAGAAGCAGCACGCCGATACCGAGAAAGCCGAGGCAGAGGCGAAGGCCGCAGCGTTGGCCGGGGCAGGTCCTCAACCGCCGGCGCCGCAGAAACCCTACACTTCGATGAACAAACCCGAGCTGCTCAAGGCGATTGCCGAGAGAACCGGCAAGCAGCCGCACTCCAGCACGGCGCGGGGGAAGCTCGTGGAGCAGTTGGAGAAGCTCGACAAAAAAGCACCGGCATAACTGCGGGAGTGCGGCGTTATGCCCACCCTGCAGCAGGTGCTCGATCGCGCCCGGATCCCGCTCAACGATGCCGGTAAGGATCGTTACCTCGACTCTGAAGGGCTCGGCTACGCGAACGATGCCGTGAAGGTATTGCGTCGCGAGCGGCCGGACCTGTTCATCGGTCAGTTCGAGGCGCTGCCAGGCGATAAGGCCCTGGGGGAAGACTTGCCCGTCGATGACGAGTATTTCCCTGCGGTCTGCGATTACGTCACTGCCCGCTGGGAATTCAGGGATGACGAAACCGCGGTCGAGGAGAAGGCGGTCACGTTCTTTTCACTGTTCAAATCTGCGATAAGCGGGGCTTGATATGGAAAAAACGTGGGCAAAGTGGTACGACGAAGTTTTGTCTGACGTTGCCGGCTGCTCGCAGCCGCTCGCCAAGAACGCCATCCGCAACGCGGCGATCGAGTTCTGCGACCGGACGTGGGTATATCGCGTCGAGATGGGGCCGCTCGCAGCGGAAGCCAATGTGCCTGACTACACGCTGGAACCGCCGAGCAATACTGCGGTGGTGAAGGTGCACCGTCTTTGGTACGACAAGCGGGAGATTTTTCCGAAAACTCCTGAAGAATTGGCCGCGCTGTTCGCTCACTGGCCGAGCGCGGTTGGCACACCCCTCTACTTCACTCACCGCAGTCCTGACGTGTTGCTCCTCGTCCCGATGCCTGAGGCATCGCTCCAGGACGCCATCACCGGCGAACTCGCTATTAAGCCAACGCGGGCGTCCACCGGGATCTCGGCCGACATCCATGAGAAGTATCTGGAGGACATCGCCTACGGCGCGAAGGCCCGGCTCTTCGCGATGAGCAGGAAGCCGTGGAGCGACAAGCAGCTCTCCGCCTACCACCAAGGGATGTTCGATGAGTGTGTCGGCAAGGCGAAAGTGCAGGCGACGAAGGGCCACACGCGGGGAAGGCTCCGCACGACGGCGCATTTCTATTAAGGCTCCCCATGTCCGACACGATTGAACTGGTACAGGGTGATCAGAACGTGAACGTCGATTTCACGATCACGGACAAGACGACGGGTAACGTGGTTGATCTGACGGGGGCCACGACAGCGCTGTACTACCGAAAGATCGGCGACGCGGTATTGACCGATACCGTGGTAGGAACGCTGCCAGGCGGCGGCGCGGACGGGAAGGTTAGGATGGCGCTTACCGCGGCGTGCATGGCAACGAAGGGCCGCTACGAGGCTGAACTCCAGATCACTATCGGCACCATGATCCAGACGGTTCGCAGGAAAGCAAAATTCGACGTTCGGGAGCAGATAGGATAAGCCGCTGACATGGACGCCGCATTTGACGCGCGAACGACCGACGATGCGGCCGGCTCGGGCTTAACGAGCCTAAACTCATCACTCCTCACCATAGGGTCAGGTCCAAACCGTGCTCTAGTCGTCCAGATCAACTTTTCACTAAAGACCGTTTCCGGCCTGACGGTGAAATGGGACGCCACCGGGGCTAACCAATCGCTTACTCAAATCATTGCCGCCAATTCGGACGGGGCGCAAGGTCGATCCGAGTTGTGGGGGCTGGTCAATCCAGTCAGCGGTAACAAAGAACTATCGCTTGCGTGGACCGGTTCGTCAGAAGCTGTGGTGGCTGCGGTAGCCTGGACCAACGTCAAGCAGTCCGGCGGGGCGGCGACGTTCGCTAACGCCACCAGCAACAAAGGGGCGAGCAATACTCCGTCCGTTGCGATTACGAGCAAGGCCGGCAACGCGACGATGGACGTTTCGACCAGTAACTTCGGGGTGTATTCCGCGCCGACGCAGACCGAAGTTTATACCCGCGAATTCCTGCCCGTGATTGATGCGGCCGGCTCAAGAGCGGCTGGCGCGGCGAGCGTCACGCACCAGTGGACGCTCTCTGGAACGCCCGGCAATTGGGTATCAGTAGGCGTTGATATTGTTGCCGTGGACGGCATCACCGGGTCGCTTTCGGCCGCGCTCGGGAACGCCACTCTGGCCGCAAGCGGTTCCGTTGGGACGGACGTTTCCGGGTCTCTTTCGACGACGCTCGATAACGTCACGCTGGCCGCGAGCGGCACGGTAACGACTGATGTGTCCACCGCTGCGTTTGGGAGCCACGGGCTAACTTTGGCTGCGCTCCTGGTGCCGGACCTTGATATGGGGATAGCCGTGCAGGCGCTTTCAATTCCTGATGTGGAGGAATTGGAAATGTCTGCTGCGCTGACCCCCGATCTCGATATGGCAGCGGTCCCTGAGTTATGGGATTTCAAGGCAGCGGTGAGCTGAATAAGAGGATACGGATATGGGTCGAAAATATACTGACAATGCCCTGACTGCCCTGGCGGGCGCGCTCGCGATTGGCGGCACAACGCTGACCGTCCTGACCGGGAAAGGCGACAACTTCCCCGCTATCACGGGCAGGGGTGCTGCTGGCGCCGCGCTGGATTACTTCGTCATCACGATGGAGGATGCCGCCGGCAATCGCGAGAAGATCAGGGTTGAGGAGCGTACGGCAGCGAGTGATGTGCTCGGTTCGGCGGGTTATCCGTTGTCGAGAGGCTATGACGGCACGGCGCCAATGGCCTGGGCTGCGGGTGATTTAGTTGATCTGCGGATCGAGCGCAAGGGGATCCAGGAGGAATTGACTGATCTGGTTGCGGCTGATGCCCCGGCGCGGCTGTTCGGCCTCAAGGCCTCGACCAGTTCCGGCCTCAACTTTGGCTACTACGGTGGCCAGATGTGGGTTGACGGCGTGCTGACGACGATTGCGGACGGCCTGATTGCGCTGACGCTATCCGCCACCAACTTCGTTGAGCACGACCGCGCCGGCGTGGTCTCCACGAACACCGTAGGCTTCTCCGCCAGCAAGTATCCTATCGCAGAGATCAGCACCAACGCCACAGTGATAACGTCGTTTACGGATCGCCGGATTTCAAACAGGCCGCAGGTCGGACGCCTTGTGAAATCGGTAGCGGGCGGCGCCGGCAACACGATATTGACCGCCGCTGAAGTGCGTAACGATATCCTTGAATTCACCGGCGCGCTGACCGGGAATCGCACCATTGAAGTTCCTGCGATCGCGCGGGTGTGGATCGTTCTCAACAACACGACCGGTGCTTTCTCGCTCACCGTCAAGACTGCCGCCGGGCAAGGCTTGGCGGTGACGCAAGGTAAGCGCGCGATCTTGACTTGCGATGGCGTGGACGTCCTCAGTGCGCTCAGCGATTTCGCCTCGGTCGGCGGTTTCCCGGCCGGCACTCGCATGCTGTTTCAGCAAACGAACGCACCGACTGGTTGGACAAAAGAGGCGAGCGCAACTTACAACGATGCGGCCCTGCGGATAGTTACAGGCTCAGCCAGCACCGGCGGTGCGAGTGGCTTTTCAACAGTTTTTGCTGCGGGCCGCACAACTAACAACGATGGTAATGGAACGACCACTGCGTATGCTCTGACCATAGCTGACATTCCTTCACATAGTCACCAGCAGAAGTCACGGGGGTCGATTGGAGTGCGAGATACAGCGGCGGGAGGCTCGTCGTTGACTTCCATAGATGTGACGGTGCTTGCAGATCAGGCAGATAACGGGCCACTCACCACGGAGGCTACTGGAGGCGGAGGCTCGCACACCCACGCCACTCCATCACATATTCACGGACTACCTACCTTCAACGTCAAGTTCGCGGATTGCATCATCGCGCAGAAGGATTAGTAATGGAAAAACTTTGTCCCCTGATGGATGGGCCTTGCATCGAGCATAGGTGCAAGTGGTTCATCAAACTGCTAGGTAACAATCCGCAGACGGGGGCCGCTCTGAAGGAGGAGGAGGACTGCGTTATTTCATTCTTGCCGATATTGCTTATCGAGAGTACCCAACAGACGCGACAAGCTGGCGCAGCCATTGAGAGTTTCCGCAATGAAGTAACCCTCGGCCTCGCATCTGTCGCCACCGGAACGCAACGGCTGAACCATCTCATCGAGGAGGCGCGCCAATTCAGTCGCGCATCTCTGTCGGGGCATTAACACATGGTTGCCCTGCGGATCACCGGCTTCTCTGGCAGCGTGCCGCGCCGTGGCGCGCGGCTGCTGGACCCGAATCAAGCGCAAGTCGCGGTCAACTGCCGGCTGACCTCCGGGTACATCGGGGCGCTGAGAGCGCCGAGGCTGGTGTACTCACCTGGCGTTGTGGGGGTCAAATCCATATTCCGCATCACCGATGGCCTCAGCGATTTCTGGCTGGCGTGGGCGAAGGACGTCGATGCGGTGAAGGGGCCGATCGCGGGTGACGTCACGTTTCGCACGTACTACACGGGGGACAATGAGCCCCGGGTAACCAACCTCGCGCTCGCCGCTTCCGGGGTGCCGTACCCGAAGACCTTCTATGTGCTCGGCGTATTCTCCCCGAAAACGGCCCCGAGCGTTACTCACGCCGGCGGGGTCGGTGCTGCGGTCTCCCGCGCATTTTGCTACACCTTTGTCACGCAATGGGGCGAGGAGTCGCAACCGTCACCGTCCTCGGCAGTCGTGGTCGGTAAGGTTGATGGCACCTGGACGATCGGGGCAACGACTGCGATGGACGTGGCCCCACTCAACAGTTTCACCGTTACCGGTGGTTCATGGGCGGCGGCGGTGGCGACGCTCAACGTGGCGTCAACATTCGGCCTGCGCGTCGGAGAAACGGTGGACGTCACGGGCGTCAATCCGGCTGGCTACAACGGCACCGGGTTGAAGCTCACCGCCGTTGCGGCTGGCAGCATCAGCTACTTGCTCGTCGCGAACCCGGGCGCTTGGAGTGCGGGTGGCACGATCACCCGCGTCGCTCCGCACAACACCACCGGGATGCTGAAGCGCATCTACTGGACGGAAACGGACGCGGCCGGGACGACCGTCTTCCGCTTCGTGAAGGAGATTGCGGTTGCCACGACGAACGATACCGTTGCGGGCAACACGGTTTCAGGAGAGGAGTTGCCGTCAACGGATTGGGCGCAGCCGCCGACCGACATGATCGGACTGGTGTCGCTGCCAAACGGCTTTCTCGCTGGCTTCCATGAGAATGAACTGTGCTTCTCCGAGCCCTACAAGCCCTATGCCTGGCCGGTTGGGTATCGGCTGACGACGGACTTCAGCATCGTGGGGTTGGGCGCGTTCCTGACTAC